GGCAATGCGGATGATGGCGTTGGTGGAGTCGGCAGTTGGGAAGATGATGGTAAAAGTGCCACTGGTGGACGTCTTTGCACCGCCAAAATCCAAAACGCAAACAGTGGGGTCGCCCGAAGCCGTGTCGTTGTAAATCAACGCGCCAAAGGCCGTGATGGTGGCACTGGTGAACGACAAGTCAGCGAAGTCCGTGAACGCAGTGGTTCCCGTAGACGTTGGCGTGACGTTGGTCAACGCGCCACCGCCCGCCACATACGAGCCTGAAGCGGCCACCTCGTTGGTGACCGTATAGGCGGTCGTCGCTGCAGTAAACGATGCACTGTTGTCGTACAGCGCCAGCTTGAACGTGTTGCCCGTGCTGGTTGTAAAGTTATGCACGGCCCTCATCAGCTCCACTTTGAAGCTGGTGCACATGAAATTGCCTGAAAATGCCATTTTTAATCTCCTAACAAATGAACCAAGTCGGGGTGACCTGCCTCGCGCAGGCGCAGGGCGATAGTTGCTCGGTCCTGTTCAACCGCCTCTCTCAAATAAAACGCCACAACCTGCTTGACGCTGTCCTTGAAAGCTCTTGCCTGGGCCTGCACCGCCGGGTGAGACTGATCGCCAACGTAGATGATCTTGTCGGCGGCACGCGCGGCCAACTCTTCCGCCGTCCAACCACGCGATTGCGTGGTTTCGACAAAAACACTGCCTACATGTACGGGTGCTGATGCTGTGATCATGGTCCAGGTGAATCCGATTTAAGTGGGATGCGAAGCATGCCATCACGATATTCGTCACGGCGGCGACGGCCTTGTTGCTCTGCGCCCAGACCTTGAATGGCCTCTTTATAGGCATTGCGAAAGTACTGCATCATTTCAGTAGGTCCTTTCGTGTAGCTATAGGCTTGAATCAGGCACGCGTACAACAAAGCCTCAGGGGCATTATTGCTGATCCAAGTGGTCGAATTGGCCGACGACAACTGCGTTGGACGGTAGATGTACCCCAGCTCCACGCTGTAGCTTTGATTTGGCGTTGGAGCAATATAAAACGTGTTCTGGTCCCACACAGAATAATACTTGGGCGTGCCCTGCGTGGTGCCATTGGCCCAATACTCTTTCATGAAGGACGTGTCCCGGAAGTCCAGGAATAGTTGGTCGCCGCTGGTGGGCGTCAGAATCATGTACCGGTGCGTCAGAAGGTCCGTAGGAGCGGTCAGGAACTTGTTGCCCTGGGTCATGCTGCCTGTGACCTCCAGCTTGAAGACGTCCAGGTCAATCTCACGAAGAATCTGGTTCTCCGCCATAGTGATAAAGGTATCTATTACCGCACTGGTAAACACGTTACTGTTCACCTCGGTATAGTTTCTGATGTTGGTGACAAGTTCGTTGTAGGTCATGTGATACTCACTGTCACTGATCCGACAACGCCTTGCGCAATGAGCGCCTGGTCCTGGACATACGGTTGCATGTTGGTGCCCCCTCGGACGCTGCCGTAGCTTTGAAAGGCCGTAAAGCCTGGCGCGCCAACAAAGACGGACACAGGCTCAATACGGTCGGGTCTTGGGTCACGCAATGCAATGGCGTCGCCCCGGTAGCGCAACGGCTCAAGCTGGGGCTCTTTTGGCTCATAGTCATCCGGGCACACCATAAACCCGCGCCAGTTTTTGCGCAGGTTGTTGTACTTGTACCGCTGTCCGCAGTAGTCGCACAGCCCGTATGAATATATGCCAGTTGCAAAGGCCACGTCATACCCCCAAGTCCGGTACGAACTGCACGCTGGCAGTGTCTCGGTCTTCCATCGCTGCGCGCAGGAAGTCTTCTTCGTAGATTGCCTTGAGCGCGGCCACGCGGTCAGCAGCAAACTTGAGCGATAGATAGTAGGCCAGGCCCGACGCCAGGCATGGCAAAAATCTAAAATTTACATCAGACGTGTTGGTGTACGCGCCTGCATCCTGAATGCGCCGAATGCGGTAATACACGAAGGTGTAGTTCTGGTCCGCTGCCGGATAAAAATACACCTTGGGGGTATTGGTGCGCTCTACATAAAACTGAGCAGGTCGGGCCTGCGTGGTTTTATCCGGCACGTTGAGGTAGTCTTCACGGCTGATGCGCTCAATGTAGACGTCTGTGTTGATGCCTTGGTTGTTTTGGCGAATGATGGCCTCAAGCACATTTACCACATCAGTGGGCAACGAAATGCTGCTGGTCCCCTGCACTAGGGCATAAGTGGCCTGTTCAATGGTCCACAAATTCAACCCGCGATTGGCCCAGTCGAGGAACAGCAAGTTGAGCGAGCGACGAGCTGACGTGAGCTGATACCCACTGGTCGGCCGCATGCCACAGCGCTCAAACGCCTCTTCGATTAAGTCATCAATCGACAGGTCAAAGGTGGTTGTGTTGGAGGTTGTCATTCGCTGTACAAGTTGTCAAATGTCGCCTGTGCGTCCATGTACGAGTCATCTTGCTCCGCGCAGTGTATCCACTGGCTGGGCCTGAAGTCTGGAGCACCCTCCCCTGTTTGCCAAAACGCAGGGCTTGTGACCCTGACACGATTATTGGGCAGAGCAACAATGTTGCCTGTCCACTTGCCTGCATCTGTCAGAACCAAAACATGACTCTGCTTGTGCTGCGCAGGACAATCAGCCACCTCGCTCTCCGTATAGTCTACGGTAAACAGGTACCTGCCTGTGTGAAACTCCCCATCTATTTTGCACAACCAAGGGCTGGGACTGGTCCTGGCAAACTTGATCACCGTGTGATGGTGAGAGGGACAATCCCAAGGTTGCGCTAAATGGGTAGGCATGCGCTCCGGCCACCCTTCCAGTGGAATATCTCCCACCAGCGCAGTGATCGGCATGCGCGCCCACATGGCTCCCCCATGCACGTTTTCAGAACCATCTACGTGGCTTTCACACCCCGTAAATACAAGCTGAAAACTCAAGCAACGATCCGGCATGACGTTGACCGCAATGACATTTGCGTGCAAGTACTCGCCATGGTACTTCTGATGCATGTGAGTAAACTCGCGTCTGACCCAGCATTTAAAGTACGGAATGTTGCTGATGAGGTATGCCATTACTTAGCGCGTTTGGCCATCTTCTTAGCAGCACCGCCGGCCGCGTAGCCCTTGGACATCATGCCACCAGACATCATGCCCTTGGCCATGCCGCCTGCAGCGTAGCCCTTGGACATCATGCCCCCGCCCATTTTGCCGATGGGCTTGCCCATGGCCATGCGCTTGTGCTCATTGATGTTGCCCTTGTTGGCCATGCCGCCCTTGGCCATCATGGGGACGCCAGTTTTTTTACTGGGTTCCGACATCATCTTGTTTGCGGGGCCGCTTTCAACAGCACCACCACCGCGCGTAGCGGCTCCCATTCCACGTCCAGTCATGTTATTTCCCCTTTTTCATTGCACGGCCCTTGACGTCGGCCGTTTTACGTTTAACAGCACGACCCATCTTGTCGCCCATGTCAGAATCTTTCATCATCTTGCCCCCAGGCATCTTGTGCATGCCTACCGAGCCACCTTTTTTCATTGCAGGAGGCATGCCTTGAGGCGCTCCCTGGGGCATCCCTTGAGGCATGGGGCCGCGCGCGGGAGGCATTGCGCCCTGCATTGGCATGCCGCCAGCAGGACCGCCCATTTGCATCTTCTTGGGCGTGCCGCCTTTTCTCATCTTGCCAACACCGTCGGCCGCAAAAGAGGGCACTGATTTGCCGTCTTTTTTAACCATTTTCATTTTTGAGGTCGCCATATCTACTCCTTACTTTGCTTGTTGAATAAGTTGGTCAATTTTTGCTTCAAGCCGATTAAAGCGTTGGTCAATGTGGTCAGTAACTCTTTGCACTTCTGTGTTAGTCGCGTAATCACGGGCAATCTCCTCGCGTGTTTTGTTCAACAGTATGTCTATCCGCTTGACTTCTTCAATTTTTTCACGAATGAAAAACCACAATCCGCCGAGTGCAACGGATAAAACGGTTGACCAGATTAAGTTAATGTCCATCAGCATTTCCAGCGCTCCAAAGCAGCCGCCTTGCGGGTAGGCTTGCCTTTTTCATCTTTCATGGGTCCCGGCATGCCGCTCATGCGCGCGCAGAACGAGTCCTTGCGCTTACCGCCTTTGGGCTGGGGGGCCTTCAAATTACTTCCTGTTGCTGCGTTGTACTTAGCACGGCCTTTGGCAGTCAAGCCCGCCCCTTTGGAGACGGGCAATTTCTCACCACGACCAACCGAAAGGGATGGCGCTTTCTTAGCCATTACTGCGCGGCTCCACCATAAAAGAACAACGTCACGCTGGTAATCTCCACGCCAGAGACATCAATAAACACCCCTGAGTCAAAAAGAATTCCCATGTCCGGCAAAAGAATGTCAGTGGCTCCGGCCACAGCAGCGGTGGTGAGGGTCAGCAATGCTGTGGCCCCAACAACACTACCATTCCTTAGCGTAATTGTTCCGGCCGTTGCCGTGTTTGTGAAATAAATGCCGGCTACCCGGGTGCGACCCGCAACGGCATGCGCGTCGACAGTCTTTGTGACTGCCTGAATATTGCTGCTGCTCATGTCAGCTCCTGGTTAAGCGGTACGTGTGAAGACGTATGCGGTGGCGCTGGAGAACATCAGCGTGAATCGGGCCAGGCCTGTAACACCCGAAGCAACGGTCAAGTCACCAAAGGAACCGGGAGTGTCTGCAGCAGCGCTAGACAAAATACCGTTCACAGCAACAACAATAGTCACTGTGTTTGCGCCACCGGTGTTGTCAATGTACAGGTCAAAAATTGTGCCCTTAACTGCTCCCAGTGCTGCTCCAAGCAAAGTGCCAGTTGGCAAAGTAATGGCGGTTGCAGCAGCAGATGTGGAAGTAATGTAGCCAGTAGCAACTTCAGCAGCAGTGGCTGTTGCAGTGGCGTTGATTGCGGAGGTTGTAGCGTGCGTGACGCGGCCGGTTCCTGCAATATTGCCTGTGACGTTACCTGTGACGTTACCTGTGACGTTGCCCGTAAGATTGCCAACAAAACCATTGGTGGACGTGACTGGGCCGGAGAAGGTGGTTGATGCCATGATTTTTCCTTACATGCAAGTGAGGGTGTTCTGTCTGCATGTCGTCAGCCGGGACTGTCAGAACACCGGATGACCCCGGAATAGTTGCAATATATCACGGTTTAAAATGAGGCGCAACAAATAAAAAGGGCTCCCGAAGGAGCCCTAGTGGCAGGCCAGTCACCTCTACCGTACTGAACCTATTAAGCGCCAGGTGAGCCAAATATGCCACGGGGATCGCTGAAGCCGAAGCTGTAGCGTTCACGGGCCTTGTAGCGCACGTTGCCGGTGTCGAAGTCGCCTTCAAAACCAGTCTTCAAGGTAACGCGCTCAAACATTTTCATGCCGTTAGGAGCGTCAGTCTTGATGAAGTACGCATCTGGATCGGTCAGGAAGTTGTTGACCACGTAGCCCTGAGGCACCATGCCCATGTTGAGGATCGCGTTGACGTCGTTGTCCGCAGTGCCCACACGCAGTGTGGACTTGAGGATACGGTCAGCCGTGAACTGCAACTCTTTAGGGATGATCAGCTTCAAGCCCTGCACCGCAATCTTCAAACCACGCTCATCGGTGAACGCTTGAATGTCGATCAAAGACTGTTCCAAGGAGGTCTCGGACAAGTCGGCAGGTGTAGCCAGGGTGTTGGCCAGGTTCGGACCTGACAGGGTAGGGTGGTTGGTTGCGCACAGAACAACACCGTCGCCACCGATGGAGGTGGTGAAAGCGCCGTTGAGCACAGCCGCAGCCTTGATCTGCTTGGTCTGAGCCATGGAACGAGCCAAAGCCTTGGTGTAGCGGGCAGACAAGCGGTCGTAGAGGTTATCTTCAACAGCTTCTTCTGTCAGCGAGAACGCCAAAGCGATAGTCTCGTGGGTGTAGCGAGCCGTGTAGACCTCTTGCGCCTGGTCGTATGAAACGCCCGAGCCTTCAGTCTTTACGGGAGCTTCGCCAAAGCCCGATTCCATCACTTCCTCTTCAAACGCGCGGTCAGAAGATTCGATGGCGTAGATTTGGGTGTGTTGATTCTCGTAGTTTTTGTACTCGAGTCCGAACAAAGCATTGAGACCAGGCTCAAGCTCTTTCACCAGTTGTGCACGTGAAATTGCCATTTATGTTCTCCTTATTGACCAGCAACACCGGCACTACCGTACACGTGTTCGTTGATCTTAACTACCACCACGGCAAAAGAGCCGTACTCGTTACTTGGGACGTTGTACAAACCTACCGTCTTTAGGTTCAAAGCGGCTGTAGTAGCAAGCGTAGAAGAGTTCAGTTCCATGGTGGACACACCAGTGGTGGTGCTTCCGCCTGTACCGATCACGTCTGCATTCTTGCCCACATCCGCAGCAACGAAACCTGCATCACACTGAACCAAAAACAACTGGCTAGGATCGTCGATCACATCGGCAACAATTTTACCTGCTGTGATGTTGACAGAACCTGGATAGAAGTTCTTGAACGTGGGTTTTCCTGTGGTGGGATCAATGTAGTTGCAACCGTTAAACACGCCTACCGCAGCAGTGTGTGTAGCAGGGAGAAACCTCGTAATGAAACCAGATGCAAGAGCAACCAAGTCGCCTTGGAAAATTGTTCCAGCTTGGTTATCAGCAATCTCATATCCGTACTGTTTTTGTGCACCAGTAGCAGAAAGATTGCCAATAGGACGAAAGCCGAAAGCCTTGTCAGTATTAGCCATTTGTCATTTCCTTAAAAGTGAATTCTGTTAGCTCTTGTTAGAGCCGCCAAAAGAAACGCGAGACTGACGTGTGGGTCGTTGAATGGTCATGCTGTTGTGGGCATTCGCTTTCATCAACTCGTTGTCCGCCGCCTGTAATTGGTCATTCGCTCGACCTTGGTAATACGCACTGCGTTCTTCCAGTGTCTCATTCGGGATACGTGCAAGAAGTAAGCCTCCCACGCTGATAACACCAGCATGTCGGCCGTCTTCTACTGTTGGGACATGAAAGTCGGGGTACTCGTCCCCACGAACCAGCTCATACCCCTCGCGGAGCTTTCCAGAGATGTTCGTGCGGTCGTCTTTACCCGCAACTTCAGCCCGAATCCAACGGTGCTTATATCCAGGAGGTGGAGGTGGCGCATCCAGTCGTGAAGGGGGAGCCCAAGGCTTACGTCGCGCATCTTTCTCCCGGGATTCGAGCCCGCGAGAAGTGCGATTGAGGGTAGGCAATTTAACGTCTGACATGGTCTTACTCCTTTACGTACTTGGCATATTCCTCGAGAGGAACACCCAGCTTTTTGGCAATTGCAACTTGACTTGGGGTCAACTTGACAGTGCGGCGTGCGTTGTTGATACCCGATGATCGGGATGCAGGTCCCACCGTTTGCACGGTTCTGGCGGTCCTGTTAGTTTGCGCTTGCTGCTGACCCCCACCCAGTCTCTGGGGGAAGGTCTGCTTCAAGCGGTTGTCTAGCTCATCATAGTACTCATTGCTGTTTGGGTCAAATCCCTCGCTTTGAATCAACTGGCGATGGATTCCCCACGCTGCATGGGTCATGGCAGTGTCGCGCCCGTACCAGGGGTTTCGCTCGGCCCAGTCCTCTACTCGAGGGTCAACCTCCTGCTGCACTTGCACCTGAGGCTGCTGGGCAGCCTGCTGGGCGGCAACTTGCTGTTGGTAATTCCATTGCTGGACTTGTTGTTCGCGTTGCTGAGTAGCAACATTGATTTGGCTTTGCTCCATGGTCAGCGTTGTGAGACGCTGCTGGGCTTCCGTTTCAGTGTCAATGTCACCTTCTTCGCGGGCCTTGCGGATGATCTGCTTGAGAGCCACCACTTGCGTCTGAACACGGCCATTGGCCTCGCCCAGGCGCTCGCCATCCACCGTCATGTACTGCTGCTCAAGCTGCGTGGCACGGGCCTGGACGCTCTTGGCGTATTCCAAGGCTGCCTGCTCACGGCGCTGGGTCTCGCGCAGGCGCGCGGTTAGTTTGTCAATACGTTTCTTGACACCTTCGCTGTACTGGTCAAGCTCGCCCCCATTGGACTGCTGTGACTGGGTCTCGACCAGAGGTGCTTGGGGTTTGTCCAACACTTCAGCAGCGCCGTCCTCCCCGATTGCAACGGTGGCAGGACTTTCGTCCTCACCTATCTTAAATTCAAGTTGCTCATTCATGCCATTGCTCCTTTACATGTGCAGAATATCTTCAGGACTGTTGACCACTCCAAGTACCTCATCGTCGTTGATGAGACGAATTTCACCGCCGTCGATTGGGATGCGCGCGCCAGCGTAACGGCCAAAGATGATCCAGTCTCCCTCTTTGCACCACGGTCCGGTCGGGAATTTACTCTGGTCAGCATAGGCAAGGTTGCCTACTTTTAGGACATAGCCACAGGTGGTAGCGAGCTGGGTCTTGCGTTGCGTTTCTTCGGCCAGGACGATACCGCCCTTGGTCTTTTCTGCGCCGCGATAGGGGAGAATGGCAATGCGCCACCCACTAGGTTTTGGAATGGTGTCGATAACCGCTTGGTCGAGCTTCTCGGGGTCAAACCCGAGCTCGGTATAAGCGTCTTCCAAGGCCGGCGGCTTGTTTATTGCCTCCTCTGCCCATTTACGCTCCAAAGCGGTCATGTTGATTTCAGGTATCTCTACGGTTTCCATGGTCTTCCTTTCATTTGAGAAAATCGTCTGCATCATCCGTGACTTTTTTGAGCAACTCTTTCACGGAATCTTCAACCATTCTCAAACCCTCAAGGCGACCCATCATGAAGCGATACCGCTCCATGTCTGTGATGGTTCCGTTCAGGACAATCTGTTTGGATTGATCCTGGAGTTTCCTGATCTCTCTCAGAACTGCTTCTGCAAATTCAAGCATGGTGTTTCCATGAAAAGCAGACGGTACAAGGCTCCGTCTGATAGCACTCACTTAATTAGTATATCTTAACTGGGCGATTGCCGTCTCTCTTCTTCACAATCTTGTACGGACCCTGGACCCCCTTTGGAGTCTGCACTCCGTCCTTGGGCCCCTTGTCCCTAAGCGCAGGTTTAGGTTTTTTAAGCGGCATACTGGCCTCCTGGTTGTTGGGATTGATTGGCCTTGGCCTGCTGCAACTGCAGTTTTTGCAGGTTAATCTGGTTGGTCTGCTGTGCCTTTTGCTCGTCCAGGGCCAGGCGCTTTTGGTCAATGCCGATGCGCGCCTTGTCCGCCTCTGCACGCTGGGCAATTTCCTTCTCCTTGATCTGGACCAACGGATCGGGGCCTTCACCACCCGCAAACTTCTCCTGCATGTCGCGCACTTCCTTCATGCCCATGGCAATGTTGATGGCGACCATGCCTTCCTTCTGGATGGCAGAGACCAGGCGGTCTGGATCGGTCCCATACTGCTTGAACAGCTCAACTTCCATATCCTCTTCCGCGCGCAGGCGCACGTGGACAAGTATGTGCTTTTGCAACTCAACCGCAGACGTTGGATTGGCCTGCAGAATGGGTGACATGCCCATCATCAGGTGGGACGCGATGTGTGCGTCATGCTGTTGGCCGGCAAAGGCCTTGAGCTTCATGCCGTTCAAGACGTCACTGTTCTCGGACGCCGGGTCACGGGGCATGTTGGTGTTTTGCGGCAACAGCACACCGTCAATGTCACGCAAGTTCAAGGCTGAATACATGCGGTAGTAGGCCTCGTACATGTTGTGCATGTTCGGAGCGCTCTGGGCCAACTGCAACTGCATTTGAGCGAGCTGAATGCGCTGGGCAGAGCTGAAGATGTTGGGGTCAGCCACGGGCTGCACCGACACCATGCTGTCAAAGTCTGCCTTCTTGATCTTGCGGCTGGCCCCTGGCACATCGTAGGGGTACTCGTCGGGCATGTACTGGCCAAAGCCCTCAAACAGCAGCCGGAACTCCAGCGTCTGTGCATAGTGCAGGCGCTTGTGGATGCTGGACATGACCATCGAGCCGCGTTCCAAGAGCGCCAGGGTCGTTCCGACCTGTGCGTACTGGTTGCCGTCGCCAACTTG